TACGGCAGCGAAGCTTAGAAGAACAAAGAATAGGTTTAAGAACTAAGGCGGTTGAGACTGTTGACGTTATATCTAAGCAACTAGCTTCTGCCAGTTACTTTAAAAATCTTATCAAGTATAACGATTCTCTTCCGCAAGAAAGCAAGTTCATATTAGATGCACCTCCTCCTACCTTAGAAGGTCTTGATCAATATGGTCGAATAGGATTTGGCTCTAATCAAACCGGAGAGATTACTGAGGCCATGCGAATGAAGTATGGTCCTCTTGCAGGCAAGTACGTTAAGAAAGATTATCTTAGAGCACTAGAAGATGCCCCAACAGCTATTGGCGATGGCCCAATAAACAAACTGTATGCTACCTTCCTGGGATTAAAAGGTATGTCTCAGGTTGCCAAGACTGTATATAGCCCTATCACACAAATAAGAAACGCTACGACTGCTGCGTTCTTTGCATTAAAAAATGGAAACTTCGGTAACGGAGAGAACCTGCTTAAGTCAGCGCAAACTGTTTTTAGTCAGATTGGACAAAGAGAAATCGGAGAAGGTTTTGGTGTTGCAGGAAGTAACTTCAAGGCTGGATCAAAGCAAGCTATTGATGAGTTTTACCAGAAGATGATAAAGCTTGGAGTTGTCAACTCAAACGCAAAGATAGGTGAATTTGAAAGCTTGTTTAAAGATGCTCTTGAAGCAGAATCAGGCATACTTGGTGGCAAGGTAATGAAAAAAGCCTTAGACATTGCGGAAAATACTCAGAACAGGTTTGCCGGTAAGTTGTATCAAGGTTCTGATGACATTTGGAAGATATACAGTTATCAGATGGAGCTTGGTCGATTAAAAGATGCCTTTAGTAAAGGCGCAACAAATATTCCTGTAACAGATCCTAGAAACATTTTAGATCTTCAGCGCCGTGGCATAACGCCATCGCAGCTTAAAGGTAAAGAGCTTGATACTTTTCTTGAAAGAGAAGCCGCAGAGATTGTAAAAGATACAGTTCCGAACTACTCAAGAGTTCCTGAGTTTATAAAGACATTACGAAAACTGCCGGTAGGAAACTTCATTGCCTTTCCTGCTGAAATTATTCGAACCAGTGGTAATGTTCTTGGTAGATCAATCAAAGAACTATCCAGTGAGTCTGCGGAAATTAGAGCCATAGGAATGAGAAGGTTGATGGGCTCTATTGCTGTAGATGGAGGTATCGCTGGTGGCCTTTCAGCAAGCGCAATGATGCTAACCGGAGCAAATCAAGAACAAGTCGAAGCCTATAAAAGATCTTTTGCTATGCCGTGGGAAAAGAACGCAATGCTTATCCCCATCGGTACAGACAAGGACGGCAAGATTACTGAGATGTATAACTTCTCTTACACCAACCCTTACGACTATGTGACAAGGCCAGCAAGGGCTGTTCTTAACGCAGTCAACAATGGTGTTGCCGCAGAAAAAGACTTGACAAGTATTGCTTTTGATGCTGTTTATGAAAGCGGAACTGAGTTCTTTTCTCCGTTCCTTAGTGAATCTATCGTTACCGAAAAAGGCCTTGATGTTTTAAGAAATAAAAACAACTATGGTGGTCAGGTATACAACGAAGCTGATCCGCTTGGATTAAAGTTTGCTAAAGGTTTTTCTCACATTGCTGAAGGCTTAACGCCTGGAGCTTTGCCGTTTAACATCAAGGGCGACATTTCAAGTCCAATCAACTTAAACGTAGAAGTTAAAGACTTTCCTAGAGCAGTAGGTCAAATGCTTGGCGCTAGTGAAGAGGCTGGTGTTAACAGGAAAGGACAAAGACTTGATGCTGCGGGTGAAATTGTAGAAGCATTAAGCGGTGTAAAAACAATCAAGCCTGATTTAGAAAGAACCTTAGAATACAGAGGTTACGAAGCTGCTCGACAAGTTAGAGAAGCATCCCGCATCTTTAACCAAATCGCTAAGTCAAGAGGTAATGCAGACGCAGAGTCAATGACTAAAGCGTATATCGCCGCAAACGAGCAAAGGTTTAAAGCATTGCGTGACTTAAGTGTTGCTATTGATGATGCGAAAAAACTTGGTCTTGATAAATACGCTATATATAAATCATTAAAGAAAGCTAAGACGCCTCATATTAAAGACCTTCTCTCTAAGCGTTTTGTGCCATTCTTTCCAAGCTCTCAGGTTATTATTGAAGCCAGAAGAAGCGCGGACAATAAGCTTTCTAATCCAATCGATATGAGCGATATACAAGAACAGTACAGAGATTTTGCCCAAAGGCGATACACTCCAAAAGCTATTGAAGAACAAAGAGCGCAGCAAGCGCCACCTAGTATCATGCCACCACCTGCACCAGGTGCTGTGCCTCCGCCAAGTCCGCCACCCAGCCAGTCTTTGTTTGACCGTGGCATAGATGCATTAAGAGATATAGAATTAGACAAACTCTTAGGTTCCTAATCTCTTGCTACCACAACGCAAAAAGAAAACCGGAAAGTACTTTGCCCAGAAGGTTGAGTACGATGGTGTTAAGTTTGATTCAAAGCTTGAAGCTGCTCGATACAAGATCCTCAAAGCAAGAGAGGAGGATGGTGAGATTGAGAACGTTGAAGTTCAGGTTCCCTATGAATGCGTGGTAGAAGGCAAGAAGATCTGCAAGTACATCGCAGACTTTAGATACTGGTGCAAAGATCAGTATGTGGTAGAAGACACCAAGGGTGTGCTGACTCAAGTGTTCTCGCTAAAGAAGAAACTTGTCGAAGCTTTACACCCTGGCGTCATCATCCAAATCATCAAGGATCCGAGAGAGTGGCCACCTAGAACGGTACTTGATCCTCATCCATCACATGCACATTTACGAACTCAGCATCAAACGTGTTCCGAATGTTCTGAGCAGAGCCCATCATCAGATCAGGATCAAAGTTGGTCTTAGATAGTTCTCGCAACTCAGGACTACTAAATGACTGTTTGTCAAGTCCTTTAGATACCGCATTAAAGAACACAACTATTCCAGATCGATAGGCGATCTTGTCGTCAGTGCTGTCCTCTGGGATATGCTCAGCAGGAACCAGCGCAGGCATCCATAGGTGCTCGCTACAGCCATCTTTCTGCTCTTCAATGGTAAGACTCTTGCTGAATCTATCGCACCACCAGACGGCTCCATTTGAGTCTGTGATGGGCTTTGACTTGATGCAGTTTCTACAGTTCACAGATGAGGGCAAGCGCCGTCCAAGATAAACCTCACGATACACATGCGATTCATTCTTTAATCGCCAATCCTTTTCGCTCATACCGTCAGGGACTGCATCACTGGTGATCAAGCGATGTGCCTTCTCTTGTGCCTGTTCCCATATCGATGGGTTGTAATCAATAAGTTCAGAATAGATCTCGCTATTATTCTTATTGACTACGACAACCAAAGTTCGATTGACACCAAAGATCCCCATGTAAGAGTGGATCTGCCACTGGTATGTCTTACTCCAACCTTGATAATCCTGAAGCTTTACAAGTTCTTTGAATCGTTTATCGTTTGCGCTCTTGATCTCGAGCAAGACTATCTCTTTCAGGTTAGGTGGTATCTTTCTGACAAAGCCATCACAAGATCCAGCAAAGTGTCCGCCAAAGGCAGATGCTCTGTATTGCTTACCATCCTTATCGACTGGCGATACACCTATCACTTTGGTCGAAGTGAGGTAGTCAACCACTTGATCTTCGATGCGCTGCCCTAGATCAAACAACCTCAGCATTCTGCCTCCGAAGTCTGGCCTCAAGCACCAGTAAAAGTTCATCCAGATCTTACGCTCATCGTCATCGCCGATGATACTGAACCCCATGTGACCTCTGTTACGATCGTTCTGTTCGACGATGGCCTCGTCGATCTGTTCAAAAATTGACTCCAATGACATTCCAGTACTTACCCTCCTTCTTCAAGTTAACCTGTTTGATCTTGACAAATACCCCAACCTCATTGATTAGCTTCACCGCTAGGTCAATGCTGTAAGGATACTTGTTTGAACCCGTCATCTTGTTCCACTTGATCCGAGCCATATCTCCGGCCTTACCCTTCATGCCGATCATGAGCGCAGTGCTTTGAGGCCAGTAAACCCCATCGCATTGAAACTCTACGCTGAGATAATCGTTTCCATTCTTCGATGTCTTTTTCTTTGCTCTGACCGCAATCACATCCTCTGACCTGTAGATGGGCTCGTTCTTCTCCGGCATCTCATCAGATAGGACGTAACCTTCTGCGGCAATGTCGCTGGCGGATACGGCTGTATCGTTATCGTTTTGTGGGCCTCCATCTAACACAAGAGCCCTAACAGGCTTAGGTGCCTCGCATTCTTCGCAGTTCTTAACTTCATGGTCATTAACATGGAAGCATTCACCGCACACCCATACCAGACTTCCTTGCGGAGGAGGTGGTCTTGACGGCCTAGCCTTATCAATACAACCATGGCGCTGCATGTTCTCACCGTAATCAAGAAGCAAACAATCTTCTTTTCCAGGCCATGGGCGCATGCCTCTACCGCAGATCTGGACGTACAAACCAAGTGATTGCGTGGGTCTAAGTATCGCAATGCAGTCTGTTCTCGGAGCATCCCACCCTTCTGTGAGTACAGCTACGTTACACAAGGCGTTGATCTGGCCTTGTTCAAACTGTTTTAGGATGGCGTCTCTTTCATTCTTGGGAGTTTCAGCCGTGATAAATGCAGCAGTGATACCGGATCGGATAAGCAACATGCACATCTTCTCTGCATGAAGCACACTGACACAGAAGAATACAGTGCTGGTCCTACCCTTTGAGTATGCTTTCTCAATCCAATCATCGATGATGTTTAGGATTGTCAAATCATCCATGGCAAGGACCTCAAGGTCTGACTCTCGATAGTCGCCACCTTTAAACTTCAGTCTTGCTTTACTGGCGTCGATGACCGCTTCCTTGGCCACGGCGAATGCAGTTAACCTGCACAAGTATCCTTCTTCCATCAGCTCTGGGATGGTTACCGAGTGAGCTACA